TGCGGTGGTGATTCGTGCAGGTGCCACCACAACCGTCGAGGCGGTGTGGGCGATTCTGTATGGTCCCAAGTCAACGCCGGTGACCAACGTGACCGCTGCACAGGCTGCGGAATTCCACCAGAGCCCGGATGAAGGCACTGCGTAGACCCCTCCCTAACCCTCCCCTATAAGGGAGGGGATTGTGAAGGGAAGGACAATGAGCGAGGAGAGATCACACGTGAAAATCAGAATGCGAACAACTGCGGCGGGACCCGATGGCACGATGGTGGCTGGCAAGGTCTACGAGGTGGATGCGGCATTTGCCAAGCCGCTGATCGATGGCGGATATGCGGAAGCTGTAGGGACCGAAAAGCCCACCGTCAAGGCGAGCAAACCTACCAAGGAGCCTGAAAAGGACCCTGCCAAGGAGAGCGGCGAATAGTATGGCAACAGAATGGCGGGTGAGGCTGGCAACTGCGCCGACAACAGAACCCATTGACATCGATGAGGCGAAAGAGCACCTGCGGGTTGATCACAACGCAGATGATGCACTGATCGATGGACTGATCGGCAGTGCCCGTGTGGGCTGCGAGCAGATTGCCCGGCGGGCGTTTCTGCCGCAAACCTGGGATCTGATTCTGGACGCATGGCCAACCGGCAATGTGATCGAGTTGCCTTACCCGCCATTGCAAAGTGTGTCTGCCATCACCTATGTAGATAGCGATGAGCAATCGCACACGCTATCGACCGCCGACTATGGCGTGGACGCAGATAGTGAACCGGGACGGGTCTATCTGAAATATGGGAAGAGTTGGCCCGGAGGCACGTTGCGACCGCTGGCGGCGATCAAGGTGCGCTTTGTAGCAGGCTACGCTGACGCCGATGCAGTGCCGTGGAATTACAAGGTGGCAATCAAGCTGACACTCTCTGCCTATTACGAGAATCGTGGCGATGGCGACTTTGCGGTGCCGGAGCCTGCGGTGAATCTGTTGACTGTGGATCGAGGGAGCTGGTGAGATGCGCAAGGCACGAATCGGCGAACTAAACCAACGCATCACGATCCAGCGGGCGACGGTGACGGTCAATGACTATGGGGAGGAGATTGTCACCTGGGGGACGCTGGCGGTGACGTGGGCGGCGATTCGCAATGTGCCGCAGCGGGAGCCATTTGCGGCTGATCAGTTTGTGAGTGTGGTGACGACTTCGTTCACGCTGCGTTATCGCACGGATGTGACGGCGAAAATGCGAGTGTCGTGTGCGGGCAAGGTGTACGAGATTGATAGTGCTGCGGACCCGGATGGGGCACGGCGATTCATCGAGCTTCAGTGTACGTTGTTGGAAAGGGGGGCGTAGTAGCGCCCCGCCCTAGCCCTCCCCACGAGGGAATAAGTGTTAATGGTTAATATTGTAATGGTGTAATTTTTAATTGGAGGCAAGTATGGAGACGAAGAAAACGGTGCGTTTTGATATGTCTGGCGTGTTCGAGATTATCGAATCTGTTTTGCCTGAATTGGTTAAACGGAGCGGCGAAGCGGAATTGGAATTGAAAAGCGTGACTTTGTCATTTGACAATTGTTCGATCACTTTGAATCTGTCGCAAGCGACCAATCCGGTGCTCGATTAGCTGGTTTACGGAGTAGTTTATGATGCGGGTGCGAGCGAGGGTGCGGGGGGAGCGGCAGGTGCGGCGTAATTTGGAAGGGTTGGCGAAGGACCTGGATGGGAAGGATATGAGTGCTGCACTGTTGGCGGGTGCTCGTGTGTATGCCCGGAAGATGCGCAGCTTTGCGCCACGGCGCACGGGTCGCTTGCAGGAGAGCATCTATGCCTTTAATGCCTATCAGAGCGATTTTAGCGGTGCCAAAGGTGGTCGCCGGTTGCGGTTGAAATTGCGACCCAACGAGGCAATGGCGGTGGCGAGCAGCCGTGTGGCACACCTGGTGGAATTCGGCACGAAGCCACACCGCATTCGACCAAAAAAACGCAAGGCGCTGGCACTGGAAGGTGGGGCGATTGTGGGCAGCGTGGAGCGCCAGGCAGCCAGAGCACATCCATTCTGGCGACCTGCATTGTATAACGGCGCAAGCGAGGCGAGCCAGGCAGTGATGACTGCCGCACAATCGATTGTGGAGAAATACGACTAATGGCGATCGAGACCGAGGTTGTGGCACGACTGAAAACCGAGGTGGGTGTGGCAGCGCTGGTTGGCGGCCGGGTATTTCCGGTGGTGCTACCCACGGACGTGGCACCGGCGATCACCTATCGGCGGTTGAGTGGCGTGCCAGAGATCAACCTGGATGGCTCGATTGCGATGACGAGTGTGCAGTTGGAACTGAGCGCCTGGGGCAGCAGCTACGAACAGGCTCGGACGCTGGCGGATGCGATCTTTTCTGCACTGGATGGCTGGCAGAATGGGGACGGGGTGATAGTGAGCCATGCGTCGTTTGGGCCAGACCTGTATGAGCCAGAGGTGCCGGATAGCGTGCGCTTTCGCTGTTTGGTCGAGGTTGAGGTTTTGGAGCGGTAGAGACCCCTCCCTAACCCTCCCCTAGAAGGGAGGGGACTGTGACGGGGCGGTGATGGTGTAAGCCCAGGGCGCTGCCCATGGGTTGGCGTGGGTCGCCCCGGTGGGGCTGGATGGAGGTAGTTTATGGAAGGAGTGCCAGCACGTAAGTGTGCTGTTCTGATCGATGAGTTTGATTTTTCGACTGACCTGATGGGCGGGTCGATGAGCTGCCCGGTGGAGATGATCGAGACGCCGCGGTTGCAGCAGGATGCGGTTGCCAAAGCGCCGCTGCTGGCGGGAGATGCCACGCTGGAAATCTCTGGCTATTACAGCGGCTACAGCGCGGGCGACATTCACAAAGAGCTGACCACCCGGCAATTGGCGAACACGTTGCAGTATGCAGCCGTGATCTATGACACGCGTACGCTTGGTGGTGCGGCACATGTGCTGGTGAGCAGTTGGAATCAGTCGCTGAAGGTCAACCTGCCAGTGAAGGAGCTAATCACCATTGAGGGGGCGATCACAGCGAATCCGCTGCGCAATGGAATTGTGGTTGCGAATGGGACATTGACCGCTGGAGCACAGACGATTGTGGATAACGGTGCGGCTGGGGCTGGCGGACTAACCGCTTTTCTGTTTGTGCAGGCGATTAATGGCACACCAACCACCGGCATAAGTGTAGCGTTGCAGGGCAGCACTGCCAGTAACTTTGCCACGAGTGTGACGTTGGGCACGTGGGCAGACTTTTCGGCGGTGGGCTGCAAGGTGCTGACGGTTGCCAGTGGCACGGTGCAGCGCTATCTGCGGCTGAATGTTGATCTGGATGGCGCGACCAATGTAGTTGTTAAGGCGATTGTGTGTGTGCCAGGCGTGAACGAGACATAGACCCCTCCCTAACCCTCCCCTGGAAGGGAGGGGACTGTGACGGGAAGGACAATGTGAATTTTGTTTTTAATAATAAAAGGAGTTGAGCCATGCAGGGGATTGCAGTGCGGGAGAATGTGGTAATCACGTTCGACTCGCTTCAAATTTCAAACTATATGAATGATGCCAGCCTTGAAACAACTGTGGAGACGATTGACACGACCACATTTGCCTCGACAGGTGCAGAGAATTCGCCCGGAATGCCTAGTTTTCAAGTGCCGGTGGGCGGCATCTGGCGCAAGGCGTTGAACGACAAGCTGGGTGCGCAGAGTGCTGACCCGGATGGACTGAAAACACTGGTGATCCAGGTGGGTCCCAGCGGCGAGCGCGTGACCTATACGTGGACGGCATCGAGCACCGTGGGCGCCTTTATTGGCGACTACAAGGTCGATTTCTCTGAGGTCAAGGGGATCATCAAGTGGAGTGGCACGTTGCAGGTGAGCGGTGCGCCGGTGATTAGCTAAGACCCTCCCTGGCCCCACCCTAGCCCTCCCCTAGAAGGGAGGGGACTGTGATGGGATAGACGAGAAGGGAGGGAATAGTTGTGGGAATGACAGTGTTTCCGTGGAAACAGGAGAGAAATAGCAGATGTCTCGAATTACATCGGATGTAGACGGGTTTGAGGGGAACTGGATCGAGTTTGACGATAGTCAGCGCTGGACCCGTGGGGAAGTGAACGAGGCAAACAACGCCAGCGAAGAGGTTACGCTGGCGTTGTTGCATCAACGGGCGACTGCGTGCCATCTGGAACTGGAGGACGGCACGGTCATTGACGGCCCTAAGCTGCTGACCAGTACTTCGCTGGATGGAATGGCGATTGAACTGATCGGCTTTGTT